ATCCGGCTGACCGGCGCAAGCCCGAGTTCCGACATGGGAACCGGCGGCGCCGACAACGTTTTTACCCGCATCGGAACGAACGCGGGCCGCGGGAAAATCCGGTATGATGACAGCTTTTGCGGCAGCGGCTACCGCCTCATTATAGACGAAGCGGAACTGGGCCGCACGGACTGGTACGCATATACCGGCGATAACTTCGGAACGACCAGGCCGAGCACGCTTCACAGCCGCCAGGGCTCTGAGGAGTTTGTGAAAGGCCAGAACAGATCTTTCAAATCCGGCAACGAAATCATGTTCCGCCAAGGCATACCGACAGAATCTATACAAAAGATTCGCTGCTCGGGTGACTATGAGCGCGACAAGCTGCTGAAAGCGTTTCGTGACGCCGGAATAACGAGCGTGAACGGGATTCCGATTGAGGACTTTGTGGAGGTTGGCGATTACTTATGAACAGACGCCTTGTTTATACCGTAAAGCGGCCGGGCGATAAGAAGCCCACCGGCCTTGCCCTGAACTGCCACCTTTGGCACGGTGCCTTCCGTTACTTCGACATGGAGCACGGCCACGAGATCCCCGGCAAGGTGACAGAGGACGGAGAGGACGCCTTCACATTCACTTCGGAGGGCTGCGCGCCCGGAGCCTGGCAATTTGAAAAGCTGACCATTGAACGCTTCCGGCGCGAAACCTACAAGATCGTGGAAGGCGGCAACTACATTGCGCAGACGATCCGCGGAACGGCGGACCTCCACGAATGGTATCGCAAGAGGTATGGCGAAGCCGCCGGGCTTTGCTTTCCGCGCGTAAATAACGAATAATTTACGCTTAAATTTTGAAATACGCTGAATTTACGCTGACTTTTGCAATTATTTTGCAAATTCAGTGAATAAGGAGAAAGCCATGTTTACTTTTAACGAAGCACTCGGCAAGAAGCCGCCCGGCAAAGAGCCGAGCGGCCGCATTGCTGGCACCTTCAAGATCCAGAAGTCTGTTGACGAAAAGCGCCTGGCCTTTGGCTGGGCCAGCGTGGCAGCCACGGCCGCGGGCGACACCGTGACGGACTACTACGAGGACATCATCGAGCCCGACGAGCTGGAACAGGCCGCCTATAACTTCGTGCAGTTCTACCGCGAGGGCGGCGAAATGCACGAGCGCGGCGGCTGTGCTGTCCTGGTGGAGAGCGTTATTTTCACCAAGGAAAAAATGGCCGCTATGGGCATCCCGGAAGGCGTTGTCCCGGAAGGCTGGTGGATCGGCTTTAAGGTGACAGACGACGAGGTTTGGGAAAAGGTCAAAGACGGTACCTATCCCATGTTTTCCATTGAGGGCGAGGCTGTCCGCGAGGAAGTGGACGAGGAGCCCGAGAACTGAATACCGATAAGCCAAAGCCTCGGCACCCGCCGGGGCTTTTGTGTTTATAAAAATCTTCAAAGAAAGGAGGAAACGCAAATGGCATCCAAACTTAAAAACCTGAAAGTCAAGAAGGTGGACTTTGTGGACAACGGCGCAAACCCCGTCTCAAGAATTGCCCTGTACAAGAGCAAGCCAGCGGAAGGGAAGGCGCCTGCCGTAAAGCCCGAGGAGGGCACCCCGCCCGAGGAATCTTTTTTGAAGCGGATCGTTCACGCCATTGCCAAGAGCATCGGCGCAACCGATGCACAGGCAGCCGCGGCCGTTGAAGAAGTTTCCAAGAATGCGGACGTTCCCACCTTTTGCGACGCTATGGCTCGCCGCCGGATGCGCCAGACCACAGAAGAAATCTGGGATTACTGCTATGCCCTGAATGACAGCCTGTGCGGCATTGTGGCAAATGCCGAAATTACGGCCGAGGACAAAAAGGCCCTCATGGCCCAGAGCTGCGCAGAGTTCGCAGCGGCGACCGAAGCGGCAATCCCGAAGTGGTCCGGCGGTATTCCCGTGAAGTTGGAAAAGGCAGCCCCCGCGCCTCTGACGCCCGACAGAATCGAGAACGCCAAAGCAGCCCGTGCCCGCCTGGACGAGATGATCGCCAAGGCGGAGCCGAAACCCGCAACCGAAGATACACTGCCGGAGCCCCCGAAAGAGGGCACCGACCCGACGCCTCCCGCTGACCCGCAGCGAGAGGAACCCGTTCAGAAAGGAGCATTTGACATGGAAATCGACAAGAGCAAGCTGTCCGCCGAGGAAGTGGCTCAGCTGGAAGCAATCGAGAAGAAGGCCGGTATCCCGGCCCAGGCAACGCCTGCCGTCCCTGCTGGCGTTGAGAAGTCCGCCCCCGCCACCCCCGCAGATAACGCCACGGGCGGCGAGGAGGACATTTACAAGGGCATTCACCCTGATGTTGCCAAGGAGATCGCAGAACTGCGCAAGTTCCGCCAGGACGCGGAGAACCGCGAACTTCTGACCGTTGCCAAGAAGTACGAGCTTCTGGGCAAGAAGCCCGAGGAACTTGTCCCCGTGCTGAAATCCCTGAAAGCCGCAGGCGGCACCGCCTACAACGATATGATCGGCGTCCTGGACGCGAACCTGGAAGCTGTGCAGAAGTCCGGCGCATTTTCCGAGCTTGGCAAGCGCGGCGGCACCCACGGCGAGGCTATGGGCAGCGCAGGCGACGCATGGAGCCAGATCGAGAAGAAGGCCGAGGAGATCCGCAAGTCCGCCCCTGCTATGAGCTACTACGAGGCAATCGACACGGCTTGCCAGCAGAACCCCGATCTCGTTCACGACTACGAGAACGGCCGCTAAAGAGAGGAGGAAAAGAGTATGAGCACTATCGGCACTGCAACCAATTCCAGCCCGTACCTGGCCGCGCCTGCCGCTGCGGCCATTGAGAACGGCAAGAACCACTTTGTTACCCTGGGCGAGAACGGCGTTTCCCTGGCTACTGC